GCCCTTGCTTCTTTCAAGGAAACCATTTTTAGACATTAATCCATCCTTATTGGCTGTTACTGTGCCGATAAGTTCTCCCAGCTCTGATTTTTAGCATGAATTGTATAATTATTATTCAACAACAACTTCAATTGCATCTTCCGGCAATGTTGCAATCACAGGAGTAGTTCTAAAACTGGTAACTGGCTGTATTGATAAATTCATTGGACCTTCCGAATTATTTTCCAAATAAATACTTATAGTCTTGTCGTCACTTATTGTAACATAAAATTTCTGTGATGATAAATTGGACAATGCTATAACTTTATATGTCGCTTTGCTAGAATCATTAGATAACAATATGTGATATGATGCTATTCCTCTCCATGGATGCCAAACGACAACATTATATACAACGCTATATTCAGAAGTAGATAATAGGCATACTTGACCAGCATTTAAAGCACGACTAGGGCTAGTAAATACCTGTCCGGCAGGCATTAATCCATCCTTATTAGCCGTAGCCGTACCAATCAGTTCTCCCAGGACTTTCGCGGCAGCCGAAGAAGATGTCAAAGTTGGGTTCTTGGAACCGTCCAAAGTACGGAGCCAAGAGAAGGTGTCGGACTGGGGCAACTGATCCTCAAACTCATCTGTTCCGGCTGCCGCAGCGGCAGCAAATGTTGATATTTCTGATGCAGCGGAAACAATCCGTGCGGAAACTAATTCTGTCATCTCATCGACGGTCACCTGTCGTTCGTTGCCGTTTTTATCCACAGCTTTAAAGCCAACTATATTATTCAAGTCCATAATGCAAATTTTAAAATTAAAACAAATACTTCACCCATGCAAAATAATTACTGTTCTCAATATAATTCGGATCATCCTCGTTGGAATATGCCTCCCTCTCAAACGATACCGTCTTATACGCCCTGCCGGCATCCTTCAACCGTACCGCCCTGACCAGCCACTCCACACCATACCAGAGATAGAATGCCAGCCCGGCCAGTACCAGCCACCAGGCGGAAAGGTCAAAACACAACAGCAAGATCCAGATAACTGTACCGATGGCAACTGCCATCTCAACCCATTGACGGGCGTGGGTACACTCATGGTTTCTCACTTTCTGAGTGATTTTCTCTTCCGGTCGCTTGCTTAAAACAAACGGACCGATTGTTATCGTATGGCAAGAACTGAACGCAAGCAGCACCTTGGCCAGAAGGTTGTTACAATATACCTTTTTCATGTTGTTCCTCCTTTTTATCTAAATAATCATTCAAAGAATCAGCCAGCAGACCGGGCAGCATGGAGGTGGAGCGTCTTATGATATCCACCTCTTCTTCGTCAATCTCGACACCTTCAGCAGTAGATTTGAATATCTTCTCAGCAAGGAGATGCGCCTTCAAACCCGCTACGTTCTTGTATATCCAGTCACCGTAGGCCTCAGTGATGTTGTTGGCTATCAGTTTTTCTTTCTTAATCCCGTCGTAAATAGGAAATTGTGCAAAATTTATTCTCATACTTTAATATTTTAAATGTTATAAATCCACCCAGGTACTTCCTCCATTCGTTGACTTGCGAATTCCGTTTCGCCCGACTGAAAAAATATAACTTCCACATCTTACATACAGAGCATCATTCGCTGTTGAAACATCCCCGGTTGATGATACAGTTATACTTCCACTTCTAATTACTGTATCCAAAATACCTTGGTATAAATGTCCGTCTATTGACTGGAACCGTTCGTATTTCATTTCAAATTTGTCGTATTGCAGCAACAAATTATCAACATTTACAGCCGACATATTAGTGCTGCCGATAAAATTATTACCGATATTGAATCCGCCAATTGTCCCCTTTGTCGCTATGATAGTCCCGGTGATATTCGCTTTCTGACAAAGAATCTCTCCGGTCTTTGTGTCCATCCTCAGATTAGGCTGGCCGTTAGTGCTGTCCTGTGACTGCATGATACCGTAAGGTGCCCCGTCCGATGTGTATCCGTTCAACTTGAACATAAATCCGGCTATGTTCGCCTTATCAGCAAGGAATATGTCGGTTACCAGACTTTTGTATTTCTGCATGACTTCCCAGTTGGAATCTCCGTTAGCGGATGTAGGAGCCGCTGATACAGAACTTCCATAGTTGCGCACAAGAAAATTGTAATAAACTTCACCTATTTTGTGAATGATCTTGTCACGCTGTTTTGCATTCCATACGTATGTCTGTCCGGAAGCCCATACACCTCTGTCATAAGGGAACGCACCCGTAGCTCCTGTTGCTCCTATGGAACCATCATTTGCAACACCCACACCCTTCTCGGCCACATAATTGTCATTCCAAGCAGCAGCATCGGAAGCTGATTTATAAGCCCGGACGGCAAACTGGGTGTATCCGGCTGTCGCAGGTACGGATATCTGGCTGTTCAGTGTCGCACCTACATGAGCCAGCCAGCTTCCGTTGTATTTGCGTGCAGCCAGATAAAGCGTGCTGCACGTGCTTACATTGCCTGCCACATTCTGTTTGCAAGTGACAAGGAATCCAGACGGGGATGGCGTGCCTGTTGAAGTGAAGTTGATCACGCTGACAGGACTGTCCAGCCAGTAGGATGCCGACGGTCCGACGGGAGCAACCATCTCCTGCCAGTCCGCATGTACCGTCCGGTTCGCAGATCTGCCGGCGAGGATGTATCCGCCGTCTCTTTTCCTGCGGAGTCTGCCGTTTCTGAACTTGGCGATTTTAATCGGAGGGTTGGAGGTTTCAACCTTGCTTAAGTAAGATCCTCCGGCAAACGATACTGTACTGTTCTTGGCATACGGAGTATTGGCGGATTCCCAATGACCGGCTGCTGTGATGCTCTCACCATCCTTTCCGTCACTGCCGTCCACAACCATCGGGACAGTCTCGACATCAACCGCCTGACCGTTCACGTAGAACACGAACTTCAAGCTACTGGTAAAATTACCGGAAGCCACCCCGACACCATCACCGATGGGAACCTCGGCCGCACCGTCACGACTGTACTTCAACTCCCCGTCCGTTGTGGCCGTAGTGACCGCACCGACTGTCTTCATACGCCGGCAGGATACCGAAGCTACACTGTAACCGCCGTTCTTGTTCTTGCTGACCATCGTGGCCGAAGTGACAAGGCTATAAATTACCGCATCGGAACCGTCCGCCCCGCCACGGACACCGGTTATCTTGAAAGTCAGTTCACGGGTATAGAGCTGCCCGTTCTTCATTGCAGCCAGTGTGATGGTGACCGTATTCTGTTCCGGAACCGACTTTCCGGCAGCGACGGATATCGCCACCGCTCCGGTGGCCTTGCTTGTGCTTGCCGTGAAACCGGCAGGCGTGCTGACTGTTAAAGTCTCAAGGGTGAGTTTCTCGGTACCGTACCACATGGATACATGGGTAGTCCATGACTGTGCGGAAGTAGTAACACCGGTACTGGTAAGAGCGACGCTCACCATCTCATTGTCAAGGTCGGCCATGATATTCGACTCCCCGTCCTTACTCCAACGGTGCACAGGGGCCGGAGTGCTCCATTCACTCCATACTCCATCACGCTTCACACGTTTGCACGCCCATTCCACCTGATGGTCTGCATCCACGCCAAGAAAATCATCTGTCCAGCCTTCCGGTATATAATCATCCTGCTGCTTCGAATCCGGCTTGTCAGGGGTAAGGCCGATGATGTTGGTACGGGTGTAGATCCACTCGTAACCTTTGCCGTCCTTACCGTCAGTCCCGTCTTTGACCATGACCATCCACAAACCATTCCGGTATATGTAAGTACAATGGTCAGCCGTATTTCGGTAGCTGTCACCCTCCTTGGGATTGGACGGATGGGATGCGAATTCACCCAGGAAGGTGATGCTCTCGCCTTTTAGCTCACGCCCGTCAAGCAACATATCCCAATCCTCGTTAACCTCCCAGTCGGCAGGTTTCCCGGCAAGATAGTAACCACCGTCCTTCTTCCTTAAGAAATTGCCACCTTTGACACGCAATATTCTGATGGGAGGATTGGAGGTTTCCACCTTGGATAAAAAGACACAGTTGGCAAGAGTGACCATTGTATTGGCTTTGTACGGGACCTTGGACGATTCCCAATGACCACCGCCGACTACGGACAAACCGTCAGCACCGTCCTTACCTTTGAACAGCGACCATGTGTAGTCGGAAGGGTTGCTGCTCTCCGTGACGGTCTCCTTATTGACTGCTATGCCTATATACTTGGTGTTGTCGTTCGGCTGCTGGTACATACCCGTACCGTCCGCGTTATCCGAATAAGCTATCCATGTGTAATAAGTTTTTCCGTCAGCTCCAGCGACACCGGGAACGCCCTGTTCTCCCTTTATTTCACTCCATGTATAATCGGAAGGATTGTTGCTCTCCACAGCGGTTGTCTTGTTGTAGGCGAATCCGATATACGTCTTCCCCGTAGGATTGTTGCTGATCCCTCCGCCCTGTGCGTTGTCGGCATACCTGATCCATGTATAGTAGGTGATGCCGTCCTTCCCCGGTGTTCCCGGAACACCTTGCGGGCCTGTGGCACCGGCTGTTCCTTCCGCCACCTGTTTCAGCCATGCCGGATTATCATCTGACGGTTCTGTTGTCGTTCCGTTATCATCAACACACAACCACAAAGCCCCGTTATGTGACACCCGGTCATAGTAGGCGTACTTACCTGAAACCCATTCACCTTTGTCCAAAGGTACACGAACTGTCTGTCCGGTGATCTCGTCAACTTGAAAGATAAGCCCGGTCATGATGATGTCCTGAAGAACGGCTGAGTAATTGTCCGCATTAATACCGGCTACAGTCATGCCCTTCTTCTTGCCGAACCAGCTCTTCATCTGTGCCGGCTCCGGGTCCCAAGTGTTGGCATTGTCAAAAAATGTAATACAGTTGTTCCCGTTAACTGAATCAATAAGTATATAAGTCTGACGTTCCGGGTCCGTAAAGTTACCTGTTTGTGCCAATACCATCTGCTCGGCAGGTTTCCAGTCAGAATGCCCCGGACGGGGAATGACAGTAAACTTCTTGGCTGTATAATCTGCGGCAGTCACACGGAATTTCATTTCTTCAAAACCGTTCAGTTTGCCTTCGCTATTCTTAGTCACAAAATAGGTGGTAAGGATATCATCAACAAACTGGCTCAATCCGTCCGCATCTGTCAGATCGGGAGCGATGGTGTAGGTTCCATCGCCGTTATCCACGTATGACAATACGGTACAACCACCACCGGGGGAGTTTACCATACGTCCTTTGAAATAGGTTGTACGGTTATAGGCTATTTCAGGAACAAACAAACGCTTACGAAATACACCGCTTTCCATTTCAAGATTGCCCTTTTCGTCTATGTATCCACCTAATACGCCGGTAACGAAATCACCGAACTTGGCATATTTCTTAATGACAGTTCCGCCCAGTAATGATAAAAGAAAATTTGTAGAGTCCTCCTTGTCTTTGCGCAAAAAATATTTAGCCAATTCACTTATATTTGCACCTCCCGATATGGCAACAACCCTGTCTTTATTGGTTCTTATGTAAATAGAAGGATTATTATCATCATTATGTATGTATATCTCTCCCTCATTCAACCCTTCCAGTCGCTTTTCAAATGACGGGGATATTTTCGGTATAATCGGATTTCCTTCATCATCCGTTTCCGAACCGTACCACAATATCTTTATAGGACGATTTCTAGCCATGATTACACGTAATTTTCATTAACAAAAGCAGCTTTCGCCTTCTTATATTTCAACACATCGTCCTCTTCTGGATTAGTTAGTAAAAACGCGATTCCTGAAGATGAAGTTGCAATCTCTGTTTTGCCTCCGATCCCGGCGATATCATTTTGTCTAGGGCGTAAAGTCACTTTATATATAAACATCTGTTTCTTACCTATTGTATCAATCTTTTCCGGGACAGAATCCCCTTCCCGTACAAACAAATTACCGTTTATGCTGACGTGAGAAAGGCAAAGTACCTTATTTATAAACTCCGCTATATAATACGGAACGCCACAACTTGTCCCGAAAACAAAATCAAATGTTTTATAAGGGAGAGAATACATTTCTATTATCTCCTGCTTCTGATTCACAAACTGTTCGTTTTCAACTTTCAACTCCACCCCATCCGGCTTGAATCCTCCTATTATTCTGAACTGGAACATCTGCCGAACCTCATCAATCCAGAATATATTATCAAACGCAGAATTATTATCTTTATGGGAATATTCAATCAGAATAGAATCACCTATATTCTCACACACGCAGAACTCCTCACATTCTTTATCGCCTATAGTTACTGTATATATCCCCTCCGAAGGAGATAATGAGGCATAATACATCTTAATGCTTTCATTTACATCATAAGTAAGCAGTGTTATCTTGGAGGAAATATTGCCGATCTTATCATTCAAATAAGCTGAAGGTTTTTCGCCGTTATCACAAAAGATTTGCAGCAGGATGTTGTCTGACACAGAAAATACTTGTCTGAAACATCCAGCATTTGAATATTTATATTTCAGCGGTTTAAAGAATAACGGACAAACATCTCCGATTGATATCATAGTCTTTTCGTAAGTTTCTAGTAACTTGTGACTTCACAAGCTTTCATTGCAAATATAACAATTAAAATTTGAATCTTTATAACGAATTTAAATTTTTCACGATCAAAGTTACCTTTGAACTTTGTGATTTTGTAAAATTGTAATCAGCCTGCTGATAATATCCCTGTACAACTTTGCCTTGGTATTCCATTTCAACAATTCCTGTAAGATCTTCCGGAAGTTCCACATCCGAAGTCTCAAATTCCACCTCCGCCACAGTAAACATCCTTTTTGAAAGAATTATATCCCTACTTTCCCCCATTCCATCAATACCCACATCACTATTACCATCTGATGACGCAAAAGTAAGCATCTCAACAGATGAGCCGATGTATGCTTCATTGGCCAAAACCATAGAAGAAGGGGAAAACATGGCATTGAACATTGTGTCAGGGCTGAGAACGCCACCCATAAGATAATCCCTGTTCAATATATACTTAAGTCCAGACGAATCAGATTTTACCCCTACCATAAATAAATCAGTGTCACTTTCGTTGTCTGTAGTATCTTCACCTATCTTGTCAGCAAGGAACTCTATGCCGTATGCGTCCGCACGGTATGGAGATATCATTTCAAGGCTATTGTCCGTCATGGTCACGCCTGTGGTATATTCATTCGTAAAACGGAACTCATCCTTTCCATTAGCCGTGTCGTAATCCTGTTTGTCAAAGCCTATCCGTATCCGAGAATACACCAATGCAGAATTAACCTTCATCTCATAATCAGATAAATCATCTATCCTTTTGACAACATCATCCGAGAAGTATTTGCTTCTATGCCGAAAAGTTACTGTATTCCCGGATATGTCGTAAGCATAACCAAACACATAACTCATCCAGTTTGCAAATTTGGTGAAGGATGTATATATTTTGGCTCCAGGAATCTTACGGGCTGATTCAGCCGCCAAGAGCATACAATTATCAAGCCTTCTATCTCCTGTCCCCTCAATCACTCCAGTCAAACCATCTTTCTCTCCATTAATACTTTTAAGCAATCTGTTCAGCAATGTATCGGGCTTTATAACATCCATCTCAACAGGGTTTATTCGATTTTTCCATGATGCTTTAAAATAACTTGATGTTGAGACTTTGTATGGCAAATCCGGCAATACAGGTACAATCTCTTCTTTCTCATTGACATACATAGCTCTCACTATTATTTTATCATTATGCAAAAGACTTATATTGTACGATTCCGAAACCTTCTTTTCCACTGGCGTTTCTGATTCTGTCGTAAGTTCAAAACTTCCTATCACCGTTTCCGTAGTCACCGCTTCCCCATTACTATCAATCTCATTACTTATCTTCATAATCTGGAGCCTCACACCTCTTACATCATATCCCAAAGCACCAGACTGATATTTCCTAAACACAAACATATCAATATTAAACTCTATATTTATCCTAATTGATTTCAGAGCCTTTATCGAATATACATCATCACCACCTACTGTTTGATCATTAAATTCAAGAGACCCCTTTATTAAGGAATCACTGGCAGTTATATATATTGGCATTGGTGACATTTTCTTGCTGAAATAAACATTAATAAGAGTGTCATCGTCTTCCAATGTATCACCTGTAGGAATCCATTTTGCTGATTCTGAAAGTTCAAGTCCGTCATAAACAAGAGGAATGGGGCTTTTCACCTCTTCGACCGAATATTCATATTGAGTTCCTTTTTTTGACTTTATCATGGACGCCACGCTATCATCCACGGCATTTATCTGTAAGATACGACCATTATCCTGCAATGTAGAAAAATTGAGAGCGCAACTAAACCGTTCATTATACAACCAACTGTTATTTCTTGTACTTATTATTATTGAGGCAGAAGCATTCAAATAATCTTCATCATATTGTTTTAACAGCAATTTTCTAGCATCCCCAGCAAAAGAAAATTTGTTGGAAAATGTACGGATAACACCGTCATAGTCATTTCTCTTGAAACTAGCCTTCACCTCGTCCCAATTTTCAAGATCATCAGTAACCCTGTACTTCAGACCATTTATAAGTAACTCACATCGATAATACATAATTATTTCATTTTACGATTCAACCCATCGATTTCGTCACATGTCTGCCTTACAAGACAGGCATAAGATCCGGCGGTCCATTCTTTCGGATTGATATACATCTTATTATACTTCCCAATAGCGACAACTTCATTTATAAATCCACGTTTTGTAGGCTTCTCCTTCAGTTCCTCATTCTTTTCCTTACTTATCTTATCCAAATCATATTGTGCACGGGAATTTAATGCGGATATTCTAGCATTCATAGCCATTACATCACCTTTTTTACACGAATAACCTATCTTCATCAGAATATCACGCACCTCATCATACATTTTCAACTTCATCATGTTCTCACATGCCTTCATGCACTCCACAGTCATTGCAAGATTCATACGCTCATTACAATTCAATATCTCAGAGAACAACTGTTTGCTCCCGACAATTTCTACATAGTCATTGATAATTTTTGCCGATACAGCCCCTTTGTCCTCACCGTCAAATTCAATAGTATTGCTATCATTGGTATAAATCTCTATAAAAACGGACAAGGGAAGTTCATATATGTCACTTGTATACCTCATAATCAGATACTTTTTGAAAATTGCTGATAATTGTTTTCTCTTATCGCCTTGGCTAATTTTGCAAATCCTATCTGCTGTGATTTTTCCAGATGCCCTATCTTTTTCTCCAGTTCACTATAATCATTAACTATTGATACAGGAGGAAGATCGTTTTCGCTTCTATATGCCATAAGACCATCAAAATCATTTGCATGAGCCTTTATCCTGTCCATATCCACTGCATAAGGTATAACCTTCGCACCTTTAGGGATGTCAACCAAAGTAGGGACAGACGGAGTAATATACGCTCCTTTTTCAGTAACGATTGTTTCAGGGACACCACCATCACCCACTACAGCCAATCCGCCTTTATGCGAATCAGTACCCTTGGCATACTTCGGAATAGGAGTCGCTATAATAGTAGCAAGCTGTATCGCTCCCATAGCACCTAGAGCAGCTATCATAGGTATTGCAGCAGGGAAGCCCAATTGTTTTATCGTCTGCAAAATACCACCTGCTATCTGTATAGCCGCCTCAGCTATACTGGTAGCTTTCTCAAACTTTGCCTGTTTTGTTCTTAATGCAGCTTTTTTCTTCTCCAATTCGGCATTCTTTTGTGCCGTTTTATCTTCCGCCGCACGTTTACGCGCTTCGGCTTCTTCAGTTGTTATAGCACCTCTTTCTTCTAAAACCTCTATACGGGAAATTTCCTCTTCACCTGCTTTCTCATTCGCTTCCTGTTCAGCCTCAATAGCTTCAATCTGGCGATCATAAATGGATGATATCATTTCACCAATTCCACTAACCATAGAAGCCCACATCTCGGTAGTTCTTTCCATCTTCTCACCGTCTGTAAGTTCTTTCCAAACACCCGATATCTTATCAGACATAATACTGAATCCCTTATCCATCCCATCAAATATACCGGCAAACGGGCTATCGATATCCGATGCAAGATCTTTCAATGCAGAAGAATAACCTTTCAACACTTCAAAATTCCTTCGTGTGATATCCTGTTGCTCTTCCGCTTTTTTCAACTGATCATCCGCATTTATAGAACCTATCTCTGCTTCCATAGCCTTTATGGATTCTCTCAGCATTTCAATTTGTTGCTTGCTTACCACGCCCGATGCTTCCGCTATCTCAATCATTTTTTCAGCAGCATCTATCTGTATCTGTAATTGCTCGTTTGCGGCTTTCCGCTCCAGTTCACGCATGGCTTCATCGTATTCTTTTCGCGATAGCAGCCCTTTTGAATAATTTTCTGTTATAATGTTTTCAAGTTCCTTATATCCAGTACTTGTAGCTGCTATACGGAGAGATGATTGTTCCTCTTCCAGTCTGAGCATCTCATCAGTATACTTTTTCTTTTCCTCGATCTTTTTTTTCTCAGCCTCTGCCAACTTCTTAGCATATTCCTCATTCTCTTTCGCTATCTTCTGCATTCTCTCTTGGCCCAACATTTCCCGAAGTTTGTTCTCTTCCTCAGAATATCCCTTTACAGCTGCTATCTGGTCTTTATATTCTTTCTCTATGGCAGCAAGACTACGTTCATGCTCATCTTTAATGAGAGAAACGGACAAGTCAGCCATTTTATTCCTAAGATTCTCCATGTATTGCGCTAAATCATCCGATGCTTTATCGGCAGAATGAGGATTAAATGTAACATCTCCAATGTTAATAGAATTTGCCATATCTCTACTAGCCTTATCTACTTGATATAGCTGATTTAATAAAGAACCTATTTCTTTATCCAAGTCTTCAACCTGCTTGTTTAACTTCCCATACATGTCTCTAGCTGTATCCATAGCTGCCCCTTGACTGGATTCATATTGTGCTTTCATCTGATCTCTAGCAGATTCAAGTTTCGCACGTTTTTCTTCTTTTTCTGCCAACTGATCTTCCAAGTCTAATTTTTGTTTAGCCTGTTCTACAAGCCGATCTTGCACAGCTCTAGCTTTAGCCGAAGCTAATATGGCATTAGATAACCTTTGATAACTATCAGCCGCTTTACCTGCAAGAATGTTTTCATCACTTATATTTTTAAAGTATGAAGGATATTGCTTCTTCAGTTCCTCAACGGCTTTTTTCCGCTCTCCCATAGGTTTATTCAAATTGATAGCAGCCCTATATAATATATCCAATTTAACAGCTTCATCTTGGGCATTTTTCACACCTTCTTTTTGAGCTTTATTCAAATCCTCCTGAAGCTGTTTTAGATAATCAATTTCTTTTCTCGCATCAAACAGGCTACCCACCCATTTGGTTATCTCACCTCCATAACTCGATAAAAGAGTTATCCCAACAACTAAAGCCGTCTGCCAACTAAGAAGGGAACTCAATACCTGTTTAAATACAGGTGTAGCAGTCTGCCCCGATTTCTTAAGAAGTTCATATTCCACCCTTGCTTTCTTTAACTCATCAATAAATATAGGAAGGTTATTGGATATGGCAAGAAAGAAAGTATTGGCACTAACAGACAAAGCCGGAAGTTCTCTCGCAATCTGTTGTATGGAAACATTAAGGCCATTCCAACCAGAAGCATAATTACCCACATTACGTTGGTAATTGCCCATCTGTGCATCTATATCCTTTAATTGTTGATTCAGCTTGCCGATATTGTTCAAGATATCCATACCTTTTGCTCCCTCGCGTGCAGCTTGTGAAAGGTTATAATATTCCTTTTCCAACTGAAGCATTGAAGCCTTCATCTCGTTATAGCTTCCTGTAGTGGCAATCGCTACCTGTGTATGATTTCTCAATATCGCCAAATATTGTTTATTCTGCTCTGTCAGCGTGCGTAACTGGGATACCGTAGCATCTCTTTTGGACTTGTATTCCTCTTCGCTGATAGCACCTTTCTTATACTCCTTCGATAATTCCCTCAGAGATGTTCTTAAGGCTGAAATTGTTTCTTTGTTATCACTTAATCTACTGTTCAATTCGGAGGCTTGTGTATCAAAAGCCTTTACCGTCTGACGGATTGAATCAAAATCAGCAGCAGTCATGGATATTTTCTTAGATGCCTCTTGGAATGAAACAGAAGCAGTTTCCGCATCCTGTGACACGTTCTTCAAGTCTTCGGAAGCACCTCTCAAATTTACTTTTACTTCCGTTATCTTGTCTGCCAATGTATTCAATGGTTTGGTAAGAAGCTCTATCTTACGGGAAATATCGGTCAATAACTTTAATTGACTAGCCTGTAATTCAGACAACCTATTTTGAGAAGCATATAATTTGGTAATTGTAGCATTATAACTGTCAACTTTAGACTGGTATTCTCTTAGATTACCCGGCTTAAAATTTATGCCATCACTTAATTGTTTTGTGAAATTCGCATATTCGGAAGATGTGGTTTGAATATTAATCCTTATCTCATTTAACTTCTTAACGATGTTAGGATCAATCGCATCAGTAATTTTAAATTCTGCTCCTGCCATGGTCTTTTCGTAAGTTTTGGGTAGTGCATGACTTCATGCACCTTCTAAGAGCAAAGATAGTGATTTTATTGATATTATGAAGATAAGGAAATAAAAAAGGGAGAAGTTTTTGCTTCTCCCAATGAAAAAGGATTTTATTTTTTTTCTTTCTTTAAATTATCAAATGAAGGAAATTCCTCGCCTAGTTTATCAAACCAACTTTGATATTTTAATTGCAGATAATGATAATATGTTTCAAAATCTTTAACTTTACTACAAGAAACTAAACTATTCATATCACGACTTCCCCACATTACTTTTAACAAATATTCTTTTGCATCACCCTTACTCTTATTGTACAGCAAAAAAAGGAATTTTGAATACGACTCAGGATATGAAGATTCAGACTTGTTATAAGGGAATCTCATTTTTCTTACAATTTCATTTACATTATCAGCCATTCTCCATAGTTTAAAGAATAAAATAATTTGCAAGATTGCAAATATGACCATAATTAATTCTAATACTACCATAATACTTTTTTTATATAGTTATAATAATTTGGTTATTTTCAGCAAAGTAATATACTTTTAAAATCAAATCAAAACATTACGACATATTTGTTTGCAATTTAGAATATTGTCTAAATAAATTACAAACATAGCATTTCAATCTTCATGTTTAAATTTCACCTTCTCACTTCTTTTCCCAGTGCATACAATCAGTTTGAGATGCTTGCCGTATATCCGTTCAAGTCTATTATTTTGTTCTTTCATTTTTTGAAGTATAATTTCAAGTTTATCTATTGTTTTCATAGTCTTTTCGGGTTATGTTGCGAATCGCAACGTTAACGGATGTAAATAGTCTGCCCACCTCGTAAGATAAGGTGGGAAAGACTTGATTAATAAATAATATTGTTATTACATATTAAGAAGATATTCTCCTAATGCATGAGCTTTTTCTCTTGAAATAAAAGCCACACTGTCACGCTCATGGTCTTCAGGATCTGATATACACACTGCTATCATATCGTATTCGGAATGTGATACTGTTATATTTACTGTACCATATTCATCTTCCATTGTCGCATATTGAGAAAAAAGGCCCTCTCTTATTGCCATTTCGGTAGGATTCCCATTCTCGTCAATCAATCCATTTTCTAAAGCTATTTTTTGAAGATCCTCCACTGAACATCCCAACTTATCTGCTACTTCATCAAATGTTAAGCTATTATTCATTTTTATTTCCATGATCATGCAGCCATTAAAGATTTAAACTTATTCAGAAAATACACCTGACCTTTACCTGTAACGTAACAGGTATGTTTTATAAAAATGGGATTTTCACCCGATACTATCGGTCTTTCTTTCACGAAGAACAATCCCATTTCTGCCGCCCTCTGTGTAGGCATATAGTCATTTATATATTTATTCTTCGATCTGCTGTATCGCTGCCTTCTGATAAGGAACTTGTTCTCTACCATATCCATTCATAAAGCCTTATTTCTCCAATCTTATATCCGTTTTGGGTGATAAGTTTCGCAAGATCTCCTATGAGAATATTGGTAGACGAACTTGTAAAACATTCTTTGAAAACTACAGCGGGTTTTGTTTCTTCTATAATAGACTGCTTCTCCTGTTCCTTCTTCTGCACTTCCAATGCCAATCGTTGCTTTTCCTCCCGTTCGCTCTTTAACTGTGTAGCTAGACTGATAACCAAGTCGGGATTGTTAATCATTTGCTCCAGGGTTGGCTGCGTGGCGGTCATGCCGTATTGAAGAAGCTCTTTGATACGGTCGTTACACCATAAATAGAAGTCGGGAGAAAGCCATTGTGCAAATACCAAAGCAAGGTCTTCATGCATCCAAGTGCCTTGATTGTTACCTCCTTGATTTACAGTAACTAAACCCGTTGCGGAAATTCCCGTTTTGGCTGATAATGAACTAATTAACTCCTTCGTCTGTTTTGTTGACAAAAAGTCATTACAACGTTTTCCAAACGGTTTAGCCATTTCTGTGGCATTTACCATTACACTATCGCCTTTCTGAAAGGTAATAGGACTTCCATTGTATTGGAAGATTTGATTTTCATTCAACTGTCGCATAATAATGAAAATTAAAAGTTAATAAATAAAGAAAGCAGAGAATTTCTCCAACTTGCGACAGTTCCATATCGGCTTTGGGGCGAATATGTACGGAGAAACCTCTGCTTATATTTTAAGCAATACTTCAATATTGGGCATAAAAAATCCCCAATCCGAATATGATAATAAAACTGTCGCACTGCAAAGTTACAACATTTTTTCAAACAAACAAATAATGAAAATATATTTTTCATTGTTATTTTCACACGCATAATATCCATCTTTCTAATGACTTTCAACACGCCACAATATGCCTTACCTGTAATTTCTGCAATTTGCAGTGAACTTATTGTTCTTTTTTCGCCATTTTCCCCATCAATAGGTATTAACTTATTAAAATTTTCCATATCTTTGCGATATAAGATTAATATTGTTCCCCGTTGGCGGCTCAGTCACTTCCGCCTCCGGGGATTTATTTTGACTGATTGTAGCAGGTGAGGGATCGAACCTCATTGTGCCATTATTCACTCCTGCTTTCCTCCCTTATACTATCCACGCTTGGAATTGTATAAAAAGAAAGTTCCGTAATAGGTGCAAGCTACTACGGAACAGTCATATATAAACTCCAATAGGAGAATATTTAATCAACATCAAGTAACGCCTTGCACTTGTTACAGATACAAAGGTAAATGATGTTTTTATCTTATACAATGGTATGAATATTAAACAAAAGACAATATCAATTAATAGTAATACTAAGTAACGCATAGTAATATATAGTAACGCAATTATTAAATATCACAGTCACAATTTAGACAAAATCTAAATTACAACATAAATGATAGTTTTGTTTTTCAATTAAAAAATAAATATCTTTTCGCACAAGACATTTGAGGAAAAATCAATATTTACATTGGGAGAACATTGGGATATTTCCGGTAATACAATTTAGTCAATGTAGATTTAAGGCTGTTATAGTCTTTGATAAAGCCTAAATCTATCCATTGAGCTATCTGTAATTCTAACTCATATAATTCGCGGATTTTATCTTCATCGCCAATCTTATTACGCATTTCTGATTCATGTTTGCCATAAACTATGATGTTTAGAGACTTGGCTAAGTCCTTAATCTTTTTCTGGAATATATCCCCAGGGAGTATTGAACAAACGGCACGACACATAGCAGGATAAGCATCTCCAGCTAAATTACGGTATTGAATCATCTCATCATATACGAAGCGTATTACCTTTACTTCAAAGCGAGGATTAATCCACATGGCAAATTTGGTAAATAAGAAAGGATGCATCCATACTTCTTCTTTAGGTCTGCCAGCTTTACCCTTCTCTTTAACCTTACTCTTCTTAACTACCTGATTATCAATTTTAGGGGAATTTTCCCCTAAACCATTTTCACGTTCTTCAGCTATGAGCGCTTCTATAAAATCTCCAGTTCTTTTAGCCAAAAGAAACTCATCCATTTTTCTTTGTTCATTTCCTTTTACTGAATTCCATTGACGTAACAAGTCCCCACCGTCAAAATAGCCATCTTTTGTTCTCTGACTAACTGTAAATTCACCCAT